GTCGGTGATGGTCAGCGACGTGATGTTGCTGTTCTTCAGCAGCCACGACTCGCCGACAGCCAGCGTTGCGGGGCTGGCTTCGTCAGTCACAGTGCCTGCGGTGGTCTTCTCGACCTTGCCACGAGTAGCCAGCGCCATGTTCTCGGGCGACCAGTCTTCCAGCGTAGCAGAGAAGGTGGATTTCAGCTCGGTGGTGATGGTCTTGTCGGTCAGGCGTTGGCCGGTGTAGGACTCCTTGTGGTCCAGCTTCGTGTTGGCGAAGGCAGGCTTGAAGTCAGGTACGTTGCCCACCCAGCGGTAGCCAGCGGCAATGACACCAGCCACGATGGGAGCAATCTTCAGTTTTCCCTGTCCAGAGAAGTACATGGTCAGTTCCTTTCGGTTAAGTTGTTACACGCCCTTCGAACAGGAAGGGAAAGTAGGCGAACGAGGACGAGTAGCCCGCAGTGGGGCCGCTTATGCGAGCCAAAGGCCGCATCCACTGCACGGGTTGCCAGCCCTGCAATGCACCCAAGATACGGGGAACAAATTCCCCCGCTTTCGTACGGATGTCGGTGGTGTCCTGAAGCTGGGCTGCGGCAGTACGCACCGCCAGCACCACGAGCCACCGCTGATCCACAATCTTCGCAGCGCCTGCGCCAGCCTGCGGCCCGGTGCCTGTACCACCCACCACGTCGCCAGCGTACACCACGTGAAGCGCTGGGCTGGCCTGACTGGACTCCACCACACCCTGCAGATCAAACGGGGTGTACACCTTCAGGATACCGGGCACTTCAGCAGTCAGGCGGTTCACGATAGCCTGTTCCGCAGCGAAGTAGTTCGTGATCAGTGCGTTCACACCAGCACCTCCACGGCTACGCTGGTGCCACGCTGCTGAGCAGTGGCCTGCCAGCGCACCCGCACGATGCCGTCTTGGGCCTCGGTGCCAGTCAGTTGGACGCCTTCAGGCAGCTTACCTTCGACAACCACGCGGGCGGGTTTGGTGCCCTTGGCACCTTCCACATTCAGCGTCTCAGCGCCACCGTAGCCCATGAGGGTCAGGTAGTGCAGCTTCTTCGGTGCGGCAGGCTCCACGGCAGCGGGTGCAGTCGTGAGCACGGGCTTCTGGGTAGTGGCGGCTTTCTTCATTGGAGTCTAGTCCTCAAGAATTGATCGATGAGGTCAATGACTTCCTGCTCACCGTCAGCGTCAAGGCCCAGGAAAGGCCGAGCTGGGATGGTCACGGAACGCTTCTGCGCCCATGCGCCAGCCACCTGGAATTTCAGGTAGCCGCCACCCAGAGCGTGGATGGTACCGCCTTCGTGCATCATGGCAGCGTAGAATACATTGGTGCCGACTTCCACGTAGTCGCCGCCTACCCGGTGCGTGATGCTATTCATCAGCCGCCCGGTGTCGCGCAGGGTGTCGCCGCCTTGCTTGATGGCCCGCAGCGAAGGAGTCCACGGCTGGCCGTCAGGCGCACGCTGGTCAACGAAGCGCAGCCGGGTGTTCTCAGCTTCCCCGATACCGATCATATCGAGTAGCTCGCGCTTATCGTCGTTGTCCATGGACAGGCGCGACAGCGCAGCCAGTACGCCCTCGTCCTTGACCTGTACACGGGTGGCGATCATGGCTTACCCCACTATGCTGGGAAAGATGCGGCCTTCGTAGCCGAAACCTGCGCCGGGCATGCCCTGCAGGACTGCGTCGCTGAACACACCGCTCTGGATAACACCGGCCACGGGCGTCACAGGTGCGACAATGGCCGACTCCTCCGTGGAGGACAGCGGTGGGTTGAACGTGAGGGTGGCCTCGCCGCGAGCCAGCGCCTTGAGCCACTTGATGGCCTGCTCGTAGCGGTACTTGACTTCTTCGGTGGGGCGGTCTTTGTACAGACGGAAACGGGCGATGTCGCACACCGCCACTTTGAGAGGGGCCGGTACAGACGGTAGAGGGACAGTGTAGCGCACGGCCACGTAGCTGTCGGCCTCCTCTGCCGCGTCTTGGAGCGCCCGCTCCACGCCACCCGCGCCGACGGTTTGCTCCAGCACAGTCACTTCGTCAGTGCTGAACCGGGCTTCGAGATCGATACGAGCAGCGTAGAGCATGGGTCTTACCTCAGGGTTGCGGGAACTTAGATCTTCAGTTCCACGAGCATGGAAGGACGGTTCACCAGCGGCAGGATGTTCGACTGCACATGCAGGTCGATGCCACGGTTGAAGTCCTTGTTCTGCTGGCGAGCGTAGTACGGCAGCGCGAGGGTGTTGACCGTTTCGTTGAAGTCGGCAGGCGCGCCGAAGTCGCTGAACAGGTCGGTCGTGCCCATCGGGAAGGCGTGGCCCTTGCCTTCGTCGATGAAGCGCTGGCCGTCCACGGTGGCGCGGTACTCTTCGAAGGTGATGCCGCCGAAGACGAAGCCAGAGCGGATGTCGCCGCCCAGCTTGTTCACGGCTTCAGCCCAGCCTTGGTACACGGCCTGCACCTTGGCATGACCAGTCAGCGCATCGAACAGCTCGGGGCTGACCATAGCGCGGACACCGCTGACCAGAGCGCCTTGGGCGTTGTCTTCGATGTGGCGCAGCACTTCCATGCACTTGGCACGCACGTCGGTGTTGGCATTGCCCAGACCCAGCGAGATGACCTTCTTGGTCACGCCGAACGCGGCGAAGTAGTCCTCGATGATGGAGCCGTCGGCGTCCAGCGCGAAGCCCTTCAGCGCGTTGAAGCGACGCCATTCCAGTGTCATGTCAACCTTGTTCTTCATGACCTGGAGCTTGTCGTTCACCTTCGTGTTGACGGCCTCGGCTTGGTTGTCAGTACCGAACGCACGCACACCCATGACTTCAGCGGCCAGCACCACGTCCTCGAGAGGCATGTGCGGAACCATGAAGCTACGGACGTTGCGCTTGCCGGGCTTGGACTTCGGCGCGACACCGCCCCAGGGCGTGGTCGGCACCAGAGCCAGGACGCCTTCGCGCATCTCGATGGAGATGAGGTTGGAGGTAGCGGGACGCCACTGGAACAGGCCGAGCTGCGTGGTGCGGCTGTACATGTTCGGCAGGACGTTGATAGCCTGCGTCAGTTGCTTGAGGCTGTAGCCTTCCTTGAACGGATCGAACAGCATGGTGAGATTTCCTTTCGTGAGGGTTGAACCAGAGTGCGCTTTGGCTTACGCCTCGCGAACGGTGAGGATGCCTTGCGAGCGCAGGCTGGCGAGCGCTGCGGCTTGCTGGGCTTCCGTGGCGGCGACCTTGAAGGTCAGGCCCGACGGAGCGATGTGCGCATGGCGAACCACGGCAGCACCGGCCACGTCCTTGTTGGCATCGGTGGCGTCCACGTCTTCGACGAGAATGCCCTTCGCCACTTCAGCACCACCCGAGCCAGCCGGATTGAACGGCACGTACTTGCCAGAGCCGGGGTCGATGGTGATGGCACCTTCGTCGCCAGCGGCAAAGGCGGTAGCGCCAGCCGTGATGGTGAACGCGACGCCACCCGTGTTGAACGCGACGCCCACGGTACCGGAGCCGACAGCGTCGCCGCTGGGGTCGGTCACGTTGAAGGCCGTGTCGGAGGTGAACACGATGCGGTAGGTGCCGATCTGAGCGCCTGCGCCGACAACACCGGCAGCGATCGTACCGTTGCCGGTGTTGTCCACTTCCAGGGAGGCCAGCGCAGCGCCGACGGCCAGCAGGCCGAGCACGGTGCCAGTGATGAGCTCGCCGCTGCCCTTGGCAATGACGATGTTGTCGCGGCTGTAGCGCGAGCCGTTGGTCTCTTCAGACTTCAGCCAATCGCCGATGACCTTGCGACTGACGACTTTGGTTCCCAGCATGGTGGTATCCTTTCAGGAGTTGGAGTGGGAGGTTGCGGGTGAGAGCGCGGTGCAGTCGCGGGTCAGGCGGTCATGCGCTTGGCGAACTGCTGGGCACGCTTCTCAGCATCCTTCAGCAGTGCGTTTTCTTCGGCCTCAGCTTGTTGCTGGCCTTGTTGGTTCGGGTTGTTGCCGCCCGTGGCTGCGTGGCTGAACAGAGCAGCACCGGCAGCGCCAGCACCGGCAGCAGCGGGCTTCTTGAACTGGCTGCGCAGCATACCGGCCATCACATCGAATGCAGCCTGCGGCATGTCGCTGAACGCCTTCACTTCGGCATCGTCGGCCTTGTACTCGCGGCCCACGTCGCTGAACAGGTTCTTGATGTCGTTTTCGCGGCGCTCCTTGCTGAACTTCTCCAGGTCGGTGCGGGCCGCTTCGCGCTCTTGGGTCAGCGTAGCGTTGCTGGCCTTGAGGGTGGCGTTTTCTTGCTGCATCGCAGCGATTTGCTCAGGGGTCATGGAAGTTTCTCCAGTCTGGGTAGGTTGTTGAACACCGCCCCGCGACATGGCTACGGCGGCTGTATTCGAGTCTTGCCCGGTGGCCGTGAAGCTCACCTCGACAATGGTCGAATTGCGGAATACCGTCAGCGGCCCGGTGAGCGAACGTCCGTTCACCACGACAGGCTCGCCAGCGGCGAATTCTTCGATCGAGCGCGGCTCGATGTGTACCGACATCTGCCACGGGAAGCCCTCGTCGCTGTCCTGCGCGACGGCCTGACCGTCTTCGTTGCTGAGCAGGACACCGTTCACGGTGAAGCCGGTGGTGTTGTCGATGGAGGAGTCTGTGACGTACCCAGCACGCTTGGAGCGGGAGTGGTCGATGAGGGCGGGCAGCTTGGCAGGCACCGTCATGGTGGACATGTCGAAAATCACGTTGCCCCAATACCAGTGATTGTCGATCACCTCGCCGCTGTAGGCCACCCCGCTGAACTTGCGCTTCTTCGCGCCTGCACCACCTTCGGTCTCGACGGTGGAGAACTTCATGGGGTTCGACACGGAGAAGCGGCTGTTCTCCTCGTTGATCTGGCGGGCGGTGGGCTGCGGCATGAGTCGTCGTCCTGTTGATGTTGACAGCGACTCTCCGTCGCTAGGGATGCGGCGGCTTTTAGCACAATCTCCATCGTAGCGCAAGCCCTAAACGTTGCGTAAATGCTACGAAATTTGCGGCTCTAAGGCACGTTTTGACCACGCGCCCTAGGCCCACCCCTAGCCCAGCGGCTATTTGCCCTTCTCAGATGGCTTCTTGGGGCCTTCCGTGCGTTCTTTGGCAGCGTCCCGCTCCTCCTTCACCTTGCGCTTGGCGTCTTCCTCGGCCTTCTTGCTCTTCGGATCGCCAGTGGTGAAGCCGTCCAGGGCTTCGTCCACGCCCTTCTCGTAGCTCTCGCCTACCGAGTAGTCCCAGCCCTCGTCGGGGTCGGCGGCAGGCGGTAACGGGCTGATACCGCGCTTGCGGGCCTGCGCTTCGGTGAGGCTGATGATGGTGCAGCGGCAGCGGTAGCCGTTCGGCGTGTAGTGCGTCTTCCACCACGGGTGCGAGTGGTGCAGCACCGTACCGTCCATGGCGAGGTGCGAGGGCCGGGTGCGGCTGTCGTTGATGGCGTCGTACATCCAGTACGGGCGGTTCATCGTCACGCGCATCTGCTGTTCATACCGGCCACGGCTGTACGCGGCCTGCATGTTCGTACGGAAGATGTTGTCCAGCCGGGCCTTGCTCAGCGCCACGGACAGATCGCCCGCCTTGACCTTCTTCTGGAAGTCAGCGAAGGTGCCCCCGGCATCCATCACGCTGCGTACGAGGTCAATGATGGCCTTGATCTGCTCCAAGCTGGCCAGCCCAGCGATGGACACCGACTGGCTGCGCTGCACACCAGCCAGCTTCCCGTAGTACACGTCGGGCAGCACCACATCCCGGCTGGCCGCGTAGTCCACGGCCTCCTGGAACGTGGGCGCTCTGTCAGTTGGTAGCGGCATCCAGGGCCTCCATCAAGTACGAGCCTACGGCCATGCCCCAGACCCAAGCGTGCATCCAGCACCCGCCCCACACGAGGTACATCATGCGCTCTGCTCCTCAGCGGCCACGTAGCCAAGCACGTCAGCAGCGAACAGCGCCTGCTCCAGCGCCTGCTGGAACTCAGGCTGCGTCACCTCGTCGCCAATCAGCGCGAACAGGCGCTCGCTCAGGTCTTCTGGGCTGGTGGCCGCGAGCACGGCCTGCCGCACCTTGGCGGGGTCGAGAGGTTGCAGCTCGGCCTTCTGCGCTGCGTCGGCTACGTCCTCCACCTGCTGTTGGTGGCGCGTGAATCTGCGCTTACCCTTGGAAAACGACACGGAGGCGCGACCAGCAACCTTCAGGTAAGCACCCTGTTGCTTCGTCGAGTCATCAGCCTGCGGCGGAGGAGGAGAGGCCCCCGCGTCCGCCTGGGAGGCACCACTGGTCAACGTGAAGTCCTCCGTGTCCAAATCGTAATTCGATGTGATGTAGCCGGGCGTGAAGCGCACACCCACTGCGTACAGGTTCTTGTCCCGCTCGCTGCGATCCTTCGCCAGCCCCGTGCTGTCGGCGAACTCGATCTCGTGGCTAGGCCAGCCGTTCAGCTTGCACAGTGCGTCGATCACGCGCTGCACCGTGGGTTGAGTCAGGCTGATGTCGCTGTCGCGCTTGTCCATGCGCACCGCGTCGTGAACCTGCCCCAGCGCCCGAGAGCCTGCGCCGTCGGTGCCACTGGTAAGCGTCTGGCCCAGCACCACCTTCTGGATGCGCCGGATAGCAGCCTGCTCGAACACCTCGAACGTCTGCCCGCTGTTGCCCGCTGGCACGCCAACGGCTTCCACGCTGTCGTCGCGGCCTACGCCAATCACTGCGTTGACGTGCGCCATGAGCAGGGCGTTCACCATCTTGGTGGGGTCTGTGCTCTTGCCCACGAGCAGCGGCTGGCCGAAGCGCTCCAGGAACTTACCCCAGAACTTCCAGCCGTTGGTGCGGAAGTACCATGCCCAATAGAGACGAGACAGCAGAGCTTCGCCGTACTGGTTGCGGTACGTGGCCTTGCACCGGGTCATGAAGAACTTGTACTCCTGGTCCACGACGATGCCCGTACCGCCACCGCTGCCGTCGCTGGGGAAGTAGGCCAGCGTGCCGTCGCTCTTCGGCTCGAACCACTCCATAGGCTTTTCACCGATGAAGCTCAGCCCAATCAGGCCGTCCTCGCGCTGCTGGTACACGGCCTCCATGACGCTGTAGCCGAACAACCGAGCCTGCCACGCGCCCGACTGGATGGACTCCAGGTGGGGTTGCAGCAGCGCCATCAGCTCAACCGCCTTGTCTGCGCCAGCTTCGCCCTCGGCCTTGTACACGTGAGCAGGCACCGTAAGCAGAGCGTCCAGGCGCGTCTCACAGGCTTGGCTTATTTCGTCGTCGAACAGCAGCACATTCAGCCGGTGGCGCGGTACCCCGGCCTTCTTCAGCACCTCGTCGGGGTCTGGCAGGCGCGTTAGCAGCGTGACGATTTCGTCCATGGCCTGCTCCTGGAACAGCCGCACGGCTGGGTCGCTGCCAGAGCCAGTGAGAGCACCGTCCTTGCCTACAGGCGTCTTCTTGAAGAATTGAAACAAGCCCATGATGGTTCCTTTCGTAGATCAGTTATACACTCGCATCCCGGCCACCGCTGGCTCTGGGCTGGTTTCTTCCATGGCCTCACGCGTGGTGAACCATTGCACGCCCTGCGTCCAGGCGTCGACATCGTCGTCAGTGCCACCCTCTGCACCAGTGAAGCGGCTGAACAGCTCCAGCACGTCCTCCACCCACTCGCAGCCGGGCAGCTCAGGACTCGGCAGGTAGAAGTTCCCGGCCTCGTGCTGGGGCTGTACCGCGTTGGCCCGAGCCTTCTTGCCGCCCTGCGGTGTGATGGCGATGAGCGCAGGTACCTTGTCCTTGAGCGTGTCGATGACGGCAGGCCCGTTCGCCTTGTCCTCCACCAGCACGGCCACGGTGCGCCGAGCGAAGCTGGGCATGTCGCGGCAGACCTGCACCTGCGTCAGCGTCTTGCTGAACGTCATCTTCTCGGACACCCGAGCGAGCAGGTACTTGTCGGCACCCTTGCGTCCGATGCACAGACCAGCCACGTTGTCCGAGCCGAGTGCGCCCTTGAACGCACAGTCCCACGACCAGATGATCTCCTCCATGTTCTTCGCCATCTGGGCTGGCGGTGCATGGTAGAAGCGCCAGTCGCTCTTCTTGAAGATAACGCCCTCGCGTGGGGTGGGGTTCTGCTGGAGCTGCGCTGCCGTGTGGTACTTGCCCAGCCGGTCTTCCATCTCCTTGACCGTCTTCTCGCTCAGACGCTGAGGACTGAGCAGCTCGCCCTTCTTCGTACGTGGGTCAACGAAGCCCAGCGACGTGGTCTTGCGCAGCGCAGGATCGAAGCGCATGGGTAGCACTAGGTGTTCCCAGCCCAGCTCCTTCTCCTCGGTAAGGATGTAGCCAGACAGGTCGTCCACGTTCAGGCGCTGCTGCACCACGACGATGGCGTCCTCCTCTGGGTTGTTCAGGCGGGTGGCCGCAGTGCCCTTCCACCACTCAATGGACTGCTTACGCTCGTTGTCGCTGTCAGCCTGGAGCGCTGATACAGGGTCGTCCACGAGTATGCGGTTGCCACCGAAGCCCGTACCAGCAGCGTCAGTAGCAGTGATGATGCGACTGCCCTTCTTGTCGTTCTCATAGCGTGTCTTTACGTTCTGGTCAGACGTCATACGGAACATGTGCCCGAAGGCACGCTGGTACTTCTCGCTCTCGATGATACGGCGGCTGTCCACCGCGTCCCGAGTGGCGACGTCCTTGGCATACGAGGCTGTCATGTACTGAAGGCTGGGGCGGCTCAGCCACTCCCAAGCNGGCCACGTCTGCGTGATGAGCGTGGACTTGAGCATACGGAACGGCATGTTGATGAGCAGGCGCTTGATATCGCCGCGTGTCACAGCCTCCAGGTGCGGCCACGTCTGCGNGATGAGCGTGGACTTGNGCATGCNGNNGNNNANGTNNANNNTCNNNCGNTTGATATCGCCNCGNGNCACAGCNTCCAGNTNCNCGNAGATAGCGTGGATGTGNCAGTTGTCTNCGTNNNNCNTNCTCCGNTTGAAGCACGGGCNNCGCATNCTNNNNGAGTACCTGCTGCGGGGTAGGCAGCTCTGCCAGCGCTGTCAGGGCCGCTGCACCCTTCTTTGCCCTAGCCACGCTGCACCCCGGCAGCGGCCAGAGCAGCGGCCTTCAGGGCGGCTTCGTAGGCGTTGAGCTGTTCTGGCGACATGTCGCTGAGGTTCGCCATCGTGATGGCAGGGCCACCGGCCACGCCCTGCACCGCCACCAGCTTGGGATTGAAGTACGGAGCCGCCTTGTGGGCTGCGTCAATCCGGCGCTCCATGCTGTTGCGCGGATCAAGCGCCACGGCCTTCAGCAGATCGGCAGGCGACTCGATGTCCTTGCCCAGCACCTCAGTGAAGCGCTCGGTGTCGCGCTTCTTCAGCGCCTTGAAGTCTAGGTCAACCCCGTGCTCGTCGACACGTCGGCCGTCCAGCGTGACGAACACGCCTTCCAGGTCAGTGGACTTCAGCTTAGAACGGGGGATGCGGGGAGTGGTAGGTTTCTTCGCTGTCACGCTGGTATCTCCTACACCGCCGAAGAATCACCAGCGATGTCGCGGTGCCTTTTACCACAAATCACTTTACCTGACAAGCCCCTACCCATTCTGCGACGGCCACCGGGTTTCTAGCCGATCTTAGAAGCCGACAACGTGCTCAAAACGCAATAACCCTACGGTTTTTGGTAGTATTTATCGGTACCAAACCGCACTGCCCGCAACGCTTGTACTGGCTAGGTTTTGCGATGGAAACGTGGCATTCTACGGCAACTCCGTTGTCTCGGAATCCCGGCTGGTGAGACTGTTTGGGGAGAAAAGAAGCCAACAACTTATCATTTAGTAGCCGTTTCTTGGCAGGTTCGGCTTCTGGCGGCAGCTCTATTGCAAATAGACTTTTGGGATGTTTTAGAAGCTAGAAGCCGATTTTTTCTTTACTTTAAAGGCAGGAGGTAAATACCTTGGGTAAAAAGGTTGGAAACCGTTGGCTATTCGGCTTCTTCGGCTTCTAATGAATCAGTTTTGCTGGCGCCACTAGGTTTAGCGATTGAAGCCGACGGCCCGCCACATTCGGCTTCTCTGCTATTAAAAGCGATTGTTTGAACGGTTTTGTCGGCTTCTATGATAGTGAAAAGCGTTCAATCAATTCCAACTCCGCTGCCACTTCTGGCTGACAATCCGCCATTGAAACGGTCATGGATGCAATTTGTTGCACTTTTTATCGCCAACAATCCTTACTTGCGTGAAAGGGCTTTATTGCCCGCCACCACGGTGATTGTGGTGCTGCCGAGCCGACGAAGAGGGCCGAGTGGGCCGAGTAAGCGTAGAGAACAAGGTGTATGAAGAGGGCCGAGTAGGCCGAGACCACTGCGTTCACTTGGCTGTACCGAGCTGTACTGAGCGGGCTGAGAACCTGCACGACTGGCACATCTGCGAATACCGTAGTGATCCGTAGGGGCTTGGCAATTCCATGAATATCATGATAATTCACTCATCGATCAACGCAACCGGAGAACTGAAATGGCACAGAAGCAACAACGCTGGTACGAAGTAGACGAAGACGGCGTGACCATCCGTATCTACAACGAGCCCAAGCCCGAGCTGGCTACCTCAGTGAGCATCGTTGGCAAGGCTGATCTTGCGTACTACCGTCGCACGTTCAAACTTTCCAAGATCTGGGAATAACCTTCAGTGTTCGCGGGGCTTTGCAATTCCAAGAAGTTCCGAGAAAATCTGCTACATCGCACTTCCAACTTTCAAGGAGCCGCCAAATGAGCCAGCACATTACCCTGACGCCCACCCGCACCTACGCCACTGAGCAGAACGCAGTGAAGGCCGCGCTCAAGGTTTATCCGGACAGCATTCCCGCCAACGAGGGCCTGCGCTTCATCACGATGCAGACACCAGAAGGCCGCTGGTTCCCGGTGTTCATTGGCCAGAAGGCGGTGGAGCGCATGTGCCACTTTCACTTCAACGTTCTGATGTAACAATGTGTTCCGGGCCACCGCGCCCGGAGTGGTCAACTACATAGGAGAAATGAAATGAACACGGTAGATTCTCGAGTGTGTACGGTGTGCGGCCAGCCCGCCACTGCGCCTGATGTCAAGTACATGGAGCCGCGCTGCCTGGAGCACGCCCATGTACTGCGCCCGCCGGACACGGGGCGGCGGATGTTCTGGCGGCTGGGTGAAGACGAACGCCTGCGCCGGGGACTTGGGTTGCCCGTACCTAATGCTCGGCAAGCGAAGACACTGGCCAGCGAAGATGCCAAGCTGGCGGGTACAGGTGTAAGCCGGGCTGACTACGGTAGCCTGGAGCTGCGGGTGCTGGTCAGCGTGATGAGCCGCTTGACCAAAGAAGTTGTTCGTGAGATGTCGCAGAACACCGCCATGGATGAGACCACGGCCAGCGCTATGGTGGAGGCAACCATCCGCACGTTCGCCAGTAATGGGCCGCTGCGGGCGGAGGAGCTGCGCACACCACCGCAGCAGAAGCACATNGGGTACATGGTGTGCGTNGATGGCCGCTACATGTACTGGCCGGTGGAGGGCTTGCAGGAGGCCCGCACCTACTGCGAAGACAACGTGGAACCCGTGAAGCTGATGGCCGACGTGGCCGAGCTGAACAAGCACGAAGAAGGGCAGGTGTGACATGAAAATGACAGTAGCGCGGTTCAACGCTCACCAGACGGTGGCGCGTCGCCTGAGCCGAGACCCGGAGGGCGTGGAATCCGCCCGTACCGCTGCCACCGAGCAGCTCATCCGCATGGGCCTGAACCCCGGCATGGCAACCGAGATTGCGACGGACGCTGTGCTGCGTCTGCACGGAGACAGCCCGCGTGCCCGGTACGAGCGCCTGCTGGCGCAACACGAATGGTCGCCCTATGAGTTCAGCGACGACGGCGGTGCTACGTGGCGACAGAGCTCTGCTGAGCGGGCCATGTTGCAAGCGCTGGCACGCGACCTTGACCCTGAGCAGCGGCTCTGGAAGGAGTACGAGCGATGAAGGTGCTTCTACGACTGTTGTGCGTGGTGGGCGTCCACTGGCGCGGCAAGAAGAATCTGGGCATGTACAGCGACGCTGCCCGGTGCAGCATCTGCGGATGCGACGCCTACGGTCTGTTCGTAGTACACGAGGACAAGCCATGAGCGTGTTCATTAGGCTGGTGGCAGAGGTGAAACTGCTGCGGATGTACACCTGCGTTCAGTGCGGTGCGCAGGCGCAGGGAGACACCGAGCGCATCAGCGTAGACCAGTCTAACGTGGCCAGCTTTGCCCTGGACGCGGCCACCCTGCGGCAGAACCCGCACCACATGCCGGTGGGCTGGGCATCATACACCAGCGGCATCCGCTGCTCAAACTGTAAAGGATAACCATGACCCGCATCAACTGCGTGCCCGTGCGCGAGCTGACCGACAAGCATCTGTGCGCTGAATACCGCGAGCTACCACGGGTGTTCAAGCTGGCCGAGGCCGCGCACCAGCGCGGTGACGACTGGCGCAGCTACCCGCAGGAGTACGTACTCGGCCCCGGCCACATCAAGTTCTTCTACCCGCGCCTACGATACCTGCAGAGCCGGTTCATCGCTATCGTGGAGGAATGCCATCGGCGTGGCCGCAAGGCGTTCTACACAGACACGCCTACGGTGTCTGTGTCGTCCGCGTGGTGGCAGGACTGGGAGCCTACACCAGAGGCGCTGGCGCTCAACCGTTCCCGCATAGCCGAACGGCTGGGAGCCAAGCCATGACCCGCCTGAGTCAAGACCCGCAAGCCAAGATGACACGGGCCGCAGTGCGCTCGGTGCCGTGCCCTGACTGCGGTGTAAACGCGGACGAGAAGTGCGTGGGCAGCAAGGGTCAGAAGCGCACTTCGTCTCATGCGGCCCGGTGGGCTGCGTACCGCGACGTACATGCGCCAGCCAAGCCGCTGACCGTGCGGCAGGTGATAGGCATAGTGCGCAGGTGCGACGAGCTTGACCGGGAGGTGGAGGCCGCTGAGCGGGCCATATACCACGGAGGCGGCGAAGACACCATGCGCTGGAAGAACGAAGCCTTGGGGCGTGCCAAGCGCGAGAGGGATGAGTTCATGGAGGAGCTGGCGCACACCGTAGACCCGTGGTGGCTGTAGCTGTCTCCCTGTAGGGCGCTACTGGCGGCTGGTCGCCCAAACGCAACCCGGCTATAATGCCCCGCTGTCGCACGGCCCGGTGCTCCAGGCACCCGAGTTACGGCGGGCGTGGCGTGTAGGCTGGTTCACTCATGCGGTGGCTCCTGCCAGCCATGACGCACAGCCTGGAGGGCCGGTGCCGTGAGACACTTTACAACGAGAGAGCAGTGGGAAGTGAGTATGCGTAACGTACCACTGACCGGATTTAGACGGAGTCACCGAACATGGCTACAGCCAAAAGAACAACTGTCCCTACGAAAACTGAACCGACTACGAATCGCAAGCGGGTGGCAAACCCCGCACTGAAGACAACCGGCATGAGCGCCGCTGAGGTACGAGCCGCCATGCTGGCGAAGCTCGAGACCAGCGCTCTTACCGAGGCGCACGGCAAGAAGCTGAAGATGCAGCCCTACACGGCTGAGGAATGCAAGGCGCTCAAGCTGCCAGCCACCAAGGCCGGGTTCCTGATTCCGTATTTCACCCTGGACGGTAAGGCGGACAAGTTCTTCCGGTACCGCTACCTGGAGGACACCCGCACCGGCTTCGACAAGCTCACCAAGAAGAAGGCCCTGCGCTACGCACAGCCGGGCAACACCACCGTCGGCGTCTATCTGCCACCGCTCATGGACTGGGAAGCGCTGGCCGAAGACGCCGAGATTCCTGTCATCATCACAGAAGGTGAGCTGAAGGCCGCGTGTGCCACCGTCAACGGCATGCCCACGATTGGGCTGGGTGGCGTGTGGAGCTTCATGTCCAAGAAGGCCGGTGAAGAGCTGGTGCCCATGCTCAAGGCGTTCGAGTGGAGCGAGCGCACGGTGTACATCTGCTACGACAGTGACGGGGCCACGAACCCCGACGTCGTGCTGGCGGAGGCCCGGCTGGCGCAGCGGCTGGTGGAGCTAGGGGCGCACCTGTACATCTGCCGCATACCACACCCGCAGGCCGAGGAAGGCGAACCAGCCAAGAAGCTGGGTATTGACGACTACATCGTGGAGTACGGTGCGCAGTCGTTCAAGGATCAGGTGCTGGAGCTGGCCTTCGAGTGGAGCGGTAGCGAAGCCCTGCACAAGCTGAACCAGCGAGTGGTGTACGTGCGTGACCCCGGCATCATGTGGGACCACAACCTGCGCCAGCGCATGTCGCCCGCTGCGTTCAAGGAGCATGCCTTCGCCAACATCCATTACTTCGAGCGCAGGGCCACGAAGAACGGCGAGACGCTGGTCAAGGTGCCTGCGGCGGGGGCGTGGTTGCAGTGGGAGCACCGGGCTGAGTGCGCTGGGCTGGACTTTGCGCCGGGCGAGGCCCGCATCACCGAGGCTGGCATGCTCAACACCTGGACAGGCTGGGGCCTAGCCGAGCCGGTGGAGGGTGACATCACGCCTTGGACACGGCTGCTGGAGCACCTGTTCGGCGACGAGAAGGACAGCATGGCGTACTTCGAGAAGTGGTGCGCCTACCCGCTGCAGAACCCCGGTGTGAAGATGCANGTNGCAGCCGCCATCTGGGGCGCGGTGCACGGCAGTGGCAAGACGCTGGTCGGGCACAGCCTGATGCGCATCTATGGTAAGCACGCGGCCGAGCTGAAGGACGCTGACTTGGAGAACGCCCGCTTCGAGTGGGCAGAGAACATGCAGTTCGCCCTAGCCGACGATATCACCAGCCGTGGCGACCGCAAGTTCATGCGCAAGCTGATGACGATGGTCACGCAGAAGTACATTCGCCTTGACCCCAAGTACATCCCCAGCTACGTGGTGCGCGACCTGATCAACTACTACTTCACATCCAACGACCCGGACGCCCTGTTCATGGACGACCAAGACAGGCGCTTCTTCGTTCATGAGGTACTGGCGGGTAAGCTGACGTGGTGGCGCGAGTACGTGGCTTGGATGAAGTCGGAGGCTGGCATCGCTGCCTTGTGGTGGCACCTGCTGCACCTGGATACTGAGGGCTTCGACCCGCATGCGCCAGCGCCAGACACCAAGGGTAAGCGAGACATGATCGAGCTTGGCAAGAGCGACTTAGGTGCGTGGGTGTACGAGCTGAAGCTCAATACCGACAACGTACTGGAGCGTGCCAAGTACAGAGGCGATCTGTTCACTGCGGCCGAGCTGCATCTGCTGTACGACAGTGACGGCAGCAAGAAGGCCAGCCCGAACGCGCTCGGACGAGAGCTGAAGCGTGCAGGATTCAACCATCCGGGCGAGGGTGCCAAGCTGCGCCTGCCGGATGGCCGCGTCATCGGCGTGTATGCCGTGCGCAATCAAGAGTACTGGCGCACCGCCCCATGGAAGAAGGCGGTGGACCATTACATCACGAACCACCCGGAGCTACTCGCGAAGCCGAAGGGCGGAAAATTCTGATACCCATAACCAACTGAAGGAGCTACCATGCAACATCTGATTTTCATTACCTCTGGCGACGCTGGCGAACCCAACGAAGACCGCGTCAAGGAACTGCTGGAGGCCTTGGGCCTGAGCGATGAGTGCGACTGCCCGTTCTGTCAAGGCCGTCGTGATGGCAAGCTGGGCATCGACCCCAGCCAGCTGCCTGTGACGGGCCGTGCGCCGCTGTTCACACCGAGGGACAAAGGCTGGGGAACTGGCCGGAAGGCAGGCCCTACGTTCAACGTGGACATCGATAAAGGCTCGGTGAAGCTGGCGGCTGACCAGTTCGCCTACGTGGACAGCGAGGCTGGCACCGCCTTCTTCGAGGACATCAACGACGAAGATTCGCGCGTGTACAAGGAGTTGGTCAAGCGTGGTTGGACGCCACCGGGCGAAACCAACATCGTCTACCCGGAAGTGAAGCGCAACGATGGCGGCTACACCGCCGAGGGCGTGGCGCACATTCGCGGCTGGAACGAGTGCCGTATCGCCACCATGCGCCTCAACCGTAAGAGCTGAACATGGCTTCCAAGGCTGAACTGAAAGCCCTGGAGCGCGCCGCCCAGTCCGTGCGCGAGGCCGCTGACGCCTACGCCACGCTGGGGGCTACCGTGGCAACCACCAACGAAGCGCTGAAGGAACTGCACCGGGCACTGGCCCGCAAGTTTCACCCCGACGTATGCCCGCTACCTGACGCTCACGATCTGTGCGCCAAGGTGAACGTGGCGTACGACACCCTCAGCGACCCCAAGCGCCGCAAGGCGTATGACAGAGACCGCAAGACTCACCAGAAGACCTGTCCTACCTGCGGTGGCAGCGGGCACGTGAAGAAGCAGAAAGGCTTCAAGAAGGTGCCAGTCGAATGCCCAGCGTGCGGTGGAACAGGAGAACTATGAGAGTCATCGAATGGGGTAACATGCCCCGCACCCCGCACGGCCAGCTCGGCTGCATCACTACGCGCTGGGGCACCATGCGTATCGCGGCTGTCATCAACGAAGCTCTCAACCCCGGTCGGCCTGCCGGGGCTGTGTCGCGCCACCCCAAGCCGTTCACGCTGGAGGTGTACATACCGCTGCCGGTTGGCACCGACAAGGTGCAGAAGTACTCCACCGAGGAGGAAGCCAAGGAGAAGGCCAGCAAGCTCCTTGAGCGCTTCGTGGCGGAGGTCTCATGATGCCGGGGCGGTATCGGGACTGGACGGATTGGCTGATGGGGCTGTGCATTGGCCTGACGCTGGCGCTGCTGCTGGTGGGCATGGTGATTTTCGCTGTACATGACGCACGCTGGTGGAGCCAGTACAGCGAAGAACACGAGTGCCGCAGGACAGGCCGCTACGAGACCAGCACAACACTGATGCCGATATACACTGGCAAGACTACCGTACTGATGCCGCAGACGCACACCTCTTACGAGTGGCAGTGCCGAGGCGGCGAAGTCATTTGGAGGTGACGCATGCTGCGCTCTATTCTGTTCTGGTGGTACGTGCTGCCGCTGATGGTACGCCACCAGCTTGGGCGCTGGTATGTGTTCCGCAACTGCCCCACGTGGGTGGTGCAGGAGCTGGCCGATATGCAGGAAATTGACGACGGCACTGAGCGCGACGTAAGCTCGTTCTTCCAGGAAGCTGCCGACGAACTTCACAGGAGAAAGACATGGAAACGATGACAGACAACGAACCTCCACGCCGCAACCCGAACGCACTGGTTGACGAAGCCATGCTCGTGCGCAGCCAGCGCCAGCACGGCCACGCGCCTGAATTCGCTACGTGGGTGACGAACCACTACGCCACCCAGAGCGCGAAGCATCTGGCGGCGGAAGGCCCGCTCACTGACGAAGCCAAGGCGGAGCTGGAGTTCATGATCGCGATGGCGTGCCACGTTATGCGGCATTCCACTCCGAGTCGCATCCGCGCTGCCGCGCTGGCAGTCGAGGTGCAGGTGCTCGCCCGTTCGGGGTGGGTTTGATTTACGATGAAGAAAGGTAATCGGTTATGACACTTGACCAGATCACGCGCTACGGCCCGCAGGTTCCATTCTCGCAGGAGCTGCACGCCCAGAAGTACCGTGGCCCCGGCGAATCCTTCCGCGAAGCGGCCAGCCGCGTGGCCTCGGCACTGTCGGACGGTGATGAGCACTACGCGGACTTCCGCGACACGCTGCTCAATATGCGCTTCATGCCTGCGGGCCGCATCCAGGCGGCTATGGGTTCGACCCGGCAGGTGACGCCCTACAACTGCTACGTGAGCGGAACCATTGAGGACAGCTTCGTGGACGGTGACGGTGCCATCATGACTCGTGCGGTGGAGGCTGCGGCTACCATGCGCATGGGTGGCGGCATCGGCTACGACTTCAGCACGCTGCGCCCGCGTGGCGACCTCATCCACAAGCTGCAATCGTACTCGTCTGGGCCTATCAGCTTCATGAACATCTACGATGCCGTGTGCAAGTGCGTGGCGTCGTCGGGGCACCGTCGTGGGGCACAGATGGGCATCCTGCGCGTGGACCACCCGGACGTCGAAGAGTTCGTGCATGCGAAGCAACCTGCTGCCGACGTGCAACCACTGTGGGACGCCGTGGCTGAGATGCCTGACGGCCCGCAGAAAGCGCAGCTCGTGGCCAGCCTCCAGAACACCCTGCGCCTGACGGGCTTCAACATGTCGGTAGCCATTACTGATGAGTTCATGGAAGCTGCTGCCNCTGGTAAGCCGTTCGCGCTGCGCTTCGGTGGCCGCACGTACCGCGAGATCGACGCGGCTGCGCTGTGGGAAACGATCATGCGCAGCACCTGGGACTGGGCCGAGCCGGGCGTGCTGTTCATCGACGCCATCAACCGCATGAACAACCTCTGGTACTGCGAGACCATCGCGGCGACGAACCCTTGCGGCGAGCAACCACTGCCACCGCACGGGGCCTGCCTGCTGGGGTCGTTCAATCTGGCGAAGTACATCGTGCGCACGGCTGGCGGCTTCGTATTTGACTGGGAGCAGTTCAAGGCCGACATCCCCGTGGTGGTGCGGGCTATGGACAACGTGGTCGACCGCGCTATCTACCCGCTGCCGCAGCAGGAGCACGAAGCCAAGAGCAAGCGCCGCATGGGCCTCGGTATCACGGGGTTGGCGAACGCTGGCGAAGCGCTGGGGCACCTGTACGGCACGCCCGGCTTCCTGAAGTTCGAAGCCGACATCCTCGACACCCTGCGCGACCAGTGCTACATTGCCAGCGCGTTGATCGCCAAGGACAAGGGCGCGTTCCCGCTGTACGACGCCAACAAGTATCTGGCCGGGCAGTTTGCCAAGACGCTGAGCGACGAGGCCCGCGACATGATCGCGAAGTACGGCATCCGCAACTCACACCTGACGTCTATCGCGCCCACTGGCACCATCAGTCTGTGTGCCGACAACGTGTCGTCAGGCATCGAGCCGGTGTTCGGTTACAGCTTCGACCGCACGGTCATGGGCTTCGACGGCTCGCGGGTGGAGACCGTACACGACTACGGTGCCAGCGTGTTCGGCGTGCGCGGCAAGACCACTGACAGCGTCACCGTGGAGGAGCACGTAGCAGCCCTGACCACCGCTGCGCAGCGCGTGGACAGTGCAGTGAGCAAGACCTGCAACGTGCCCTCCGACATTAGCTGGGAAGCGTTCAAGCGCGTGTACGTCAGCGCATGGGAGGGCGGTGCCAAGGGCTGCACCACCTTCCGCCTCGGCGGCAAGCGCAGCGGCATCCTCGTCAAGAAGGAGCAGGAGGACGGCACAGCCCCGGCCAGCCAGTGCCGCATTGACCCGCTCACAGGCCGCAAGGAATGTGAGTAATCGCTGACCTGCCGGTGGCACACTACCTGTCCCGGCAGGTTTCTCATTTCACAGGAGCTACAACATGATTCTCACTCATCGATCCATCCAAGACCTCATCCAGCGCGGTATGGTGGAGAACTACGACTCAGCGCTGATGAATGGCACTAGCCTGGACGTGCGCCTTGGCAACGTGTTCAAGGTGGAGGTGCCCGGTAAGGACGTCAAGGAGGACGAATACGCGATGCTGAACCTAGGCCAGCGTGACGCCATCAACACCGAGCGCGTGGAGCTGGCTGAGGGCGAAGACGCCGAGCCGTTCCTGCTGTTCCCAGGACAGTTCGTACTGGCTGCTACAGTGGAACGCTTCAGCCTGCCGTTGGACGTGAGCGCCGAGTTCCGCCTGAAGAGCAGCGTCGGCCGCATGGCACTGAGCCACGCTCTGGCCGTGTGGTGCGACCCCGGCTGGCAAGGGCACCTGACGCTGGAGCTGCACAACATCAGCCAGCACCACGTCATCGCGCTGCGGCCCGGTGACCGCGTGGGGCAGATGATTTTCCACGGCCATGAGTCTGTGGGCGCAGCTTACGACTATGGCAAGCGGGGCCATTACAACGGTGATGTTGAGCCTGAGGCTACCAAGCCAGCCGAGTGACATGGGGGTTGCAGGGTGATGCGGAAATACCACGAATAGCCCCACACTTCACTAAAGATTTGGTGATCGTGGAAATTCGTGCATAATTCGTTCCATCAGCAAGCAATTGCTGATCTCTGTAAACCCTGTAACCTCTGTCAACTAGGAGCACATCATGCAAGTTCAATTCACCAACACCGACAAGACCGCTGGCACCGTTGATGGCCGCGCTTTCACCATCAGCGCCACCGGCAACATCTGGGTGAACCGCAGCAAGGCCAGCAAGGCCGTGGCAGAAGCCATCAACGCTGCCAAGGCTGAAGCAGCCAAGCCCGCAGCCAAGAAGGCTGTCAAGAAGGCCGACAAGCCCGCAGCCAAGAAGGCCGCTGCCAAGCCTGCCGCAGCTACCTTCGGTTCCTTCATGGCTGACCAGCTCGGTGCAGTAGCCAAGCCCGCAGCCAAGAAGGCCGCTCCCGCTGGTGGCCGCGCCCCTACGCTGGCCGACGACTCCAAGATCACCCTGCTGGTCAAGGAAAACCCCAAGCGCGAAGGCTGCGCCGCCTACGAACGCTTCAACGCATACTTCACCGTGAAGACCGTGGCTGAAGCGCTGGCCGCTGGCCTCACCCGCAAGGATTTGGCTTGGGACATCGCCCACGGCCACATCTCCGTCAAGTAAGCAACCCGGCCCGCTACGGTGGGCCTTCTGGAGAGGCACCATGAAGACTCTGGCTGTTACTCTACTGAGCGTACTCGCAGCGGTGGCGCAAGCCCAGACTGTTTACAGAGAAGGCTCCACATACACCGACAGACCGACCACGCCAGACGCCACCCGCGTGTACATCGTGCTCAACATCGTGGACAGCCAGCCGGTGCCCCTGTTCACCCCGCGCCCGCTGGTGGCGGCTCCAATGCCAGCCCCAGCACCGCAGGCTCCGCAGACAGTCATCAACATAACCGTGCGCCCGGTGGTCAAGCTGCCACCAGCCCACTACCATCACTACCACTACAGGAGAAACCCGTGAACGATTTCAAACCCATGCTCAGCGCTACCTTGGAGGACGTCAACTCGCTGCGTCTGCCGCTGCTGGCAAGCCCCAAGCTGGACGGCATCCGCGCTATCGTGCGCAACGGCCAGCTCGTCAGCCGCAACCTGAAGCCTATCCCTAACCTGTACGTACAGACGCTGTTCGGCAAGCGTGAGTACGAGGGGCTGGATGGCGAGCTGATCGTAGGCGACCCACGCGACAAGGGCGCGTTCCTAGCCACCACCAGCGGGGTCATGAGCCGCGACGGCATGCCCGACGCTGTGTTCTGGGTGTTCGACCGCGTACCCAGCGGCGAAGACCCCGGCTTCGGCGTGCGCTACACCGTGTTGGACGGCCAGCGAGCAGCGCTGCGCAAAGCGGACATCCGCGTCGTACCGCACCAGCGCATGACCAGCGTGGCGGCAGTCACAGAGTACGAAGAGCACATGCTGGAGCAGGGCTACGAAGGCATCATGCTGCGCAGCCTGGATGGCCGGTACAAGTTCGGTCGGGGCACGCTCAAGGCCCAAGACCTGATGAAGCTGAAGCGCTTCGAGGACGCCGAGGCCGTGGTGCTGGGTGTCTACGAGCAGCAGCACAACACCAACGAAGCGAAGCGGAACGCGCTGGGGCACCTGGAGCGCTCCAGTCACAAAGCTGGCAAGGTTGGTAAGGGCGTGCTCGGCGGGCTGTGGGTCAAGGCCCTGAACGGCCAGCACAAGGGTCAGGAGTTCGGCATCGGTACTGGCTTCAATGATGAGCAGCGGGCGGCTCTGTGGCGCGAGGCTGGCCCCCGTGGCGATCTGCTGAACAAGCGGGTGGTCAAGTTCAAGTATTTCCCCACGGGCAGCAAGGAGGCACCGCGCTTCCCGGTGTTCTTGGGCTGGCGTGTCGAAGGAGATATGTGATGTTCTTCAAGCTGAACCCTGTCAAGCTGGCCGAGCAGGAGCTGCAAGAAGCCAAGCTGTCGCTGATGCGTGCGCACACGGCTGCTGAGTATGCCAACGCTCTAGTCGCCTACAACACCCAGCGGGTGGAACGCCTGACTGCTTACGTGACTGAAGAGCGCGAGCGTGCCAAGCCGGTGATACCGCCAGCACCACCCCGCCACTGATTGTAATCTCCGGCAATAGCCGGGCATAATGCGCGGACGGCCCGTGTGGCCGTTCTCTGTCAACCCTGTAGACCGTAACCTAGGAGTCACCATCATGGCAACCAAAGCTGTCAAACCCGTCAAACCCGCAGCCACTACCGAAGCCGCTGCACCTAACCCCAAGCTCCCCACGGGCTTCAAGATGCCCAAGACGCTGGCGCAGTGCGCCGACCTGCTGTACAAGACCCAGCAGGAGCGCTACGCTGTCCAGAAGAAGGTGGCGGAGATGGAGGCCATCGAGAGCGCCCTCAAGGAGCGCATTATCCAAGAACTACCCAAGTCCGAGGCCACTGGCATCGCCGGTAAGCTGGCCCGCGTGTACGTGGAGAACAAGACGGTGGTCAAGATCACTGACTTCGCGGCCTACGTGGCGGACGTTGCAGCCCGCATGAAGAAAGACCCCGGTGCAATCGCCCTGCTTCAGAAGCGTGTGGGCGAGACCGCAGTCAAGGAAGTGTGGGAAGCTGGCAAGAAACTGAAGGGCGTGGAGGGGATGGACGTCCCCGTGGTGCGCATGAACAAGGTGTGAGGCCGCAGTGGTCGCACCTCCCACCGTGCAAGTGCTGATGCTTGACGCTGACCCCACGGCCAGCGCTCAGGCATCATGCGACGCCCACCTGCTCAGCCTGCCGCCCCGGTATGCTCAGCTCCTGAGCGCCGCGTGGCACCAGCATGCCAACGCCGCGTTCTGGCCGCTGCCGGACGACGAAGCTGACGACGTGCTGACACCGTGGCTGAGCCTGTACGTGCGCCCGGCCAGCACGCCAGCAAACCCCACGACGCTGGGAGTACCGCACTACGACAGCGAGAGCCGCGACAGCTACTGGTGCTTGTTCGGCCAGCGCATCTTCGGCAACCGCTGGAGCGGGTACAACCCTGACGACGTAGATGGCTGGGCGTGGCAGACTGGCGGGAACTACCGCTGGCTCTGGCAACTGGCGATGTCAATGTGCCACGAGTACACCTACCGCCACGGTAAGCGCCACCCGTGGGTGAGTGTGCTCTGGACGCTGGAGCTGGCACCTTGGGCGCTGGAAGACGACACGCCAGACACATTCATGGAGCCGCCACTTCACGCAGTGCCCGA